CGCGGCCCGCGCCGAAGCCTGTTGTGCTGCGGAATGAACCCTACCCGCAAAGCTTGCCCGCTGGCGGCCTGGTGGTGGTGCGGGATGGGGAAGTGGTGACTTCTGAAGCCATCATGTCACCGCTGCGGTACCACATCGAACATGCCGCCGAAGTGGAAGTGGTTGTGGCCGGCAATACCGCCGCCGCCCGCGCTGCGGCGATTGATGCTTTGCTGGTGGCTTTGTCCGCTGGCGTGTCCGCAAATCGCACGCTGGGCGGTGCGGTGGAGTTTGCTGAGGTCGGCACCGCCGATCTGGAAGACATTGAATTTGAAGGCGCCGCCGCGCTCCGTGCCGCGCGCTTTTCCGTAACCCTGCAATTCACCGCGGCCGAAACGCCGCTTTCCTGACCGGAAGGATACTGCCATGCCGCGTGCCATTGGCGCCAATGGGCGCATTCACATGATCAAGGAAACCGCCTATGGCACCGCGCCTGGTGGCAACTGGCTGCGCATGCCGTTCATGTCTATTGACCTGGGCGCGGAACAGCCCCTGATCCAGTCTGACGTGCTGGCGGCGGGCAATAACCGCGACGCAGCCGCGCCCTTCCAGGACATTATCACGGTGCAGGGCAATGCCGTGGTGCCGATTGACGTGATCAATATCGGTCACTGGCTGCGCATGCTGTTTGGCGCGCCGGTCACCACGGGCAGCAACCCGAACTTCATTCACACCTTTGCTTCCGGTGCGGCCAGCTTGCCATCCCAGGCTATCGAAATTGCGCATCCTGATGTGCCTTCCTTCGAAGTCTGTGTGGGCGCGCGCGCGGGCAGCCTGGATATTGATTTCAGCCCAACCGGCGCGGCCCAGGCCACCATTGGCTTGATGGCGCAGGGCAGCAGCCGCGCGGTAACCACTGCCGCCGGCACGCCGACCAGCGCGGCTTATACGCGCTTCAGCAAGCACCAGGGCAGCATCAGCCGGGGTGGTTCGGCCCTGGCGCAGGTGACTGGCGCGCGGCTGAATTTCAACAACAACATGGAAATGGTCCGCACCATTCGCGCGGATCGGAAGCTGGAAGGTATTGATCCCGGCGTTTCGCTTATTACCGGCCAGGTCACCACGCGCTTTGAAAGCACCACGCTGCTGACGCAAGCCGATACCGGCGCAAGCGCTGAATTCGCCTTCGCCTACACGATTGACGCAAACACCAGCCTGACCTTCACGGTGCATGAGGTGTATCTGGCGCTGGCCAAGACGCCGATCACCGGCCCTGCGGGTGTGGAAGCCACGTTTGACTTCCGTGCGGCCTTCAACGCCACGGCTACCCGCGCCATGACGGTGGTTCTGCGCAACAGCCAGGCGGCGGGCGTTTATGCTTAAACTCGATCTGCCTGTCGAGCCCTTCTGGGCCGATCTGCCGCATGGTGTGCGGGTGCGGATTAAGCCCGTCACCACGGCCATTGTTTCCGCCGCGCAGCACCGCGCCGCGCGGCTGGGGCGTGAAGCGGCAGAAGCCGCCGGCGGTGAATTGGATCCTGACATCAGCCGGGGCCTGGCCTTTGTGCTGATGGCGAAGGCCTTGGCGCGCTTTGCCATTGAAGCCTGGGAAGGTGTGGTGGGGCCGGATGATGCGCCGCTGCCCCTGACCGGCGACGCGGCGGAACGGCTGATGGATATTGAAGCCATGGCCAGCGCCTTTTGGGATGCGGCGCTGCGCCCCATCCAGGTAGTGAGTGCCGAGGGAAACGGCTAAGGGCCCGCGCCGAATGGCACTTCGGCGCCGGTCCTGCATATTGTAAAGGCTGCGCCGCACTTGAAAAAAGCTGCGGCGACAAGTGCCCGTATGAAGCGCATTCGCCAGAATCGGCGGAAGGCTTCACCGCCTGGCATGCCGCCATGGGCTGCGTGCAGGCAGATATGAACGGGCTTTCTTTGGATATTTCTGCCGCCTTGGCGCTGATGCGTGAAGGCGGTGTTTCAGGTTGGCCAGCAGCGCAAATGCTGGTCGCGATCCGCACCGGCATGGCGCAGGCCAGCAATGAAAAGGAGGCAACCGATGGCGCAAGCACAGCATAGGGTTGCCATCCGCCTTGGTATGGATGGCGCGCTGGAAGTCAAGCAGGGCCTGCGTGATGTGGGTGAAGCTGGCAGCCGCGAAATGGGCAAGCTGGCCCAGGGCGCGCAGGTGGCGCAGCGGGCGTTTTCCTTGCTTGGGCCGGTGCTGGCGGGGATTTCGGTTGGCGCGCTCACAGCCTTTACCAAGAACGCGCTCAGTGCCGTGGATGCCATTGGTGAAATAGCTGAGCAGGTCGGGGTTGGCACCGGCGCCTTGCAGGCGTTGAGCCAGGCAGCGATTACAACGGGTCTCAGCACGGAAGAATTGCAGCGCGGATTGGCCGCGCTTACGCGCAAGATTGCCGATGCGGTGCAGGGTGATAAGGCCGCGATTGAATCCTTCCAGCGTTTGGGTGTCGCCTTTCAAAATGCGGATGGCAGCGGCCGCGCGACAGAAGCGGTGCTTGGTGATCTGGCCGAGCAGTTAAAGGATATGGATAGCGCCACTGAAAAGGCGGCTGCCACAACGTCCCTTATAAGTGATCGTCTTGGTCAGAAATTCATCCCCATGCTTTCGCAGGGGCGCCAGGGCCTAATTGATGTGACGGCGGAAATGCTGCGCATGGGCACTATCGCCACGCCTGAAATGATTGCGAAGGCGGGCGAAGCCAGCGATAAAATGGATGCACTGACATCCAGCTTCCGGGCCTTTGCCAATAACATGACGGTGGCGGTAGCGCCTGCGATTGTCAGTGTGATTGACGGCTTGAACCGGCTGATATTCGGCATGAATATTGCCGAACAGCGCGTGCGCCTGGAAAATACGATAGGCGCGGCAGAAACGCGAATTGGCCAGTTGCAGCAGGGGAATGCTGGCACCGCGCCTGGCCGCCGTGGCACCATTCGGTCTGGCTCGGTTGCCGCGGCCCAGGGGCAAACCGGCGAAACTGTCGAAAGCATGATCGCGCAAGAACGGCAGGCGATTGAGGGTGCGCGTGCTGAATTGGAAAGGCTGCGCCTGCAGGAAGAAAGGCTGAACCAGCAAGCCAGGCAGATTCTAAATCCCAATGAGCCTTTCGGCCCGCCATTGCCGCCTGGGTATCGTTTTCCAGGGCAGGGTGGTGGCGGTGGCGCCCCGCGTGGCGGCGCGGCCCCGCGTGCGGCGGCGCCAGGCCGAGACCCCTTCGCGGAAACGCTGCGCGAACAGCAATCCCTGCTGCGCGCGAATGAAACCGCGTTTGAACGCTATCAGCGCCAGCGTGAAGAATTGGCGGCGCTGCAAGAGCGTCTGAATGAAGCCGAAGCCCGGGGCGTGGAAATCAATGGTGTGCGGGTGCGCGCCCTTTCCACGGAAGAACTCACTCGCGCGACACAGCGCTTCGCGAATGAATTGGAACGCGCGGAAAAGCAAACCGAACGCACAGACCGCATGGGCGTGCAGATGGGCATGTCCTTCAGCAGTGCCTTTGAAGATGCGATCCTGGATGGCAAGAAATTTGGCGAAGTTTTGCAATCCCTGGAACGGGACATCGCGCGCATCATCCTGCGCACGGCGGTGACCGGCCCGGCTGGCGAAGCCATTTCTGGTGCGGTTTCTGGTGGCATGAAATCGCTGATGGGCAATTTCAGTTTCTCGGCGGCTGGTAACGCACAAGGCGTTCCAGTCTATTCATCCGCATCTTCGGTTGGGCCGTTCCTACCCTCCGCCAATGGCAACGCCTTCTGGGGCGGCAACGTGATCCCCTTCGCCAATGGCGGCGTTGTATCCTCCCCCATCATGTTCCCCATGACGCGCGGCATGGGCCTGATGGGTGAAGCCGGGCCGGAAGCCATCATGCCTTTGCAGCGCGGCGCGGATGGCAAGCTTGGCGTGCGCGCGGGTGGTGGCGGGCAGGGTGGCGTAGTGATCAACCAGACCATCACGATTGATGCGCGCGGCGCGGACCCGGCCGTTGATCAGAAAATCCGCGCGGCCATGCTGATGGCAACCAAGCAAGCGCAGGCTGAAATGCTGGATGCGGTGAACCGTGGCGGTAATGCCGCCAAGGTCATGGGGCGCCGCTGATGCCTGTGCTGACCTTCCCCACCATCCGCCGCCCATCTGAAGCGGCTGAAAAGCTGATCGGCCTGACGCAGACGCATGAAAGCCCCTTCGATGGCACCATGCAAACGCTGGAAATGCCGGGCGCGCGCTGGGAATTCACAGTCACTTGGCAGACCCTTTCGCCGGATGATCGGCGCGAATTATCCGCCTTTCTGGCGCGGCTGCGTGGCCGGGCCGGGCGTTTCACCTATGGGCCCATCTGGTCGCCGCGCCGCGCTACGGGTGGCGGTGTGCCGGTGATCAATGGCGCTGGGCAATCCGGCGAAGTGCTTTCAACATCGGGGTGGACGCCAAGCGTTCAGGTGATGCGCGCGGGCGATTGGCTTTCCTATGTTGATACGTCCGGTAGGCAGCGGCTGCATCAGGTGGTGGTGGATGCCACGGCCGATGGGTCTGGCGTGGCGGCACTGACCATCAGCCCACCCATTCGGCGCGCGGGCAGCAATGGTGCGGCGGTGGAAATTGCCGCGCCGGTCGGCGCCTTCATGTTGCCACAGGATGAAGCGCCCGGCCTGAATATCCGCGCGCCCAGCTTTGGCCAGGTGACCATCACCATGCGGGAGGCCTTGGTATGACCCGCGGGCTTTCGGGCGCCCAGCAGGCCGCCGCGGCGGCTGAGCATGTGGCGCGCACTGTGGCGGTTGAATTGGATTTCCCGGATGGCTTCGCGCGCTTTCATGGCGGGCATGACAGCATAACGATTGGCGGCGCCGAATTCCTGGGCGTGGGCCAGCTTGGCAGCATTAGCGTTGCGGAAGAAAGCGCGGAATTGCGCGCCTATGGCCTTGTGGTGAAGCTTTCCGGCGTGCCGCGTGATGCGGTGGCCTATGCGCTGAGCCAAGCCTATCAGGGCCGCAAGGGCACGGTTTGGGAAGTGCAGCTTGACCCCGCCACCTTCCAAGTGATCGGCACGCCTTTGGTGGTGTTTCGGGGCCGGATGGATCAGCTTGATATTTCCCTTGGCGCCCAGGCCAGCGTGACCTGCCGGCTGGAAAACCGGCTGGCAGATTGGGATCGCCCGCGCATTCTGCGCTTCAC